ATGTGTTGGGACATGTAAAACTACGTGGATACGTAATATAAAAAATGCACTAAAATCAAAAACAAATACTTTAGAAGTGTCGGATAAAGAAAAAAAAACATTGACTAAAAAAATCAAAGATGTTTCTGGAAAAAAATCTAAGCAAACCACGCAAAAAAAATACAAAAATCGCATGTCTCCACCCTATAAAGCCAATGCATATTGCGGAAAAAATATGATGGGAAATGATGGCGAATGGTATACATCTACCCCGAACATAAATAATGTTTGTACGTGGAGAAAAACAAAATAAAAAATAATATTATTTATTATTACTTTTTATTTATTACAACAGACAAAACAATCAAACAATCAAACAAGCAAACAGCAGGCAAAACAAGACAACAACAAATCTATTTATTTTTAAGCATCTGCGCCTACCGCGACCTTCTTCTTAATAATCTTCTTGATCGCCTTCTTCGGTTCCTCCTTTAACTCTTCAATTGCCTCTGCAACTTGCGCCTTGACTGCAAGTTGGGCAGGAATGGGGGTGGGTGTAGGAACGGGCTTTGCAGCAAATACCGTAACCGGTTCCTCCCCCTCTTCATCGTCAGAGTCTTCCACTTCGACATCGACATTATTTCCCCCAGCCTCTTCATTACCCCCTCCACCCTCAAACTCAACCGGGGTCGATGCAGTGATCTTCAGCTTCTCCTTTTCAGAGGGCTTCAACTTGATAAAACATCGCCCCGACAAAGATGCCTTCGGCTTCTGAACCATTGCCTGGATAAGCTTCCATGTAATTCCAAATTTTCCATTAGCAAACCACAACCCGCCACACTGCATCAAAATCGCGACATTGATTCCCTTTTGAATAAAATCCAATGGAGTTACACACGGATTAGCGGTATTTGGAAACATCTTATTATCATCCTCATCATAAATCTCGCACTTCCAAACTCCCTCCCAAATAGGAAGCTTGACACGTAATACGGGTGTCTTGGACAAATCGGGCTCACCGGTAAGCTTATCGCGACTATACTTCAACATAGGTGTCCAAAGTGCGTCAACTACTTCAGAATTTTTATGAACCTTGCCAAACCAATCCTTAGAATTAGTCAATGCATCCTGCTTAATCTTATTCTCAAAATTTCTCATTGTGGTAAAGAACGCGTCAGTCTCTTCCGACTTATATTCGGAACTAGGGAATTGCAATGACATTTCATATTTCCCGTTTCCCTTACCAGTCTTCTCATCCACAAAATCATTCGCCCCCCATGTGAGCATAAGTGGTGTGGACATTCTCAATCCAGAATTGGTGAGCTTATTCAAAATATTAACACTCTTTCCGCCAGACCCTCCTGCCTTTGGAGCGGAATAACGAATATTCTCCACATTAAACTGGGTTCCGTCAACAATAGTCTCCGCCATTTTTAGATTTATCTTCTTTTACTTGCTACTTGGTTATACTATATTATATCAGTTATCTTTAAATCAATTTTTTTTTAAAATAATATAATTATAAAATTTTGGAACGGAGCAATAATGAGGTGACCATATATGGGTCGAAATCGCGATTACAATTGATTATTCGCCGATGAATAATAGAATAATAAAAATAAAAACAACTCAAAAAGATTTTTATATCATATAATATATAATAACGCTACATAAATGAATACATCTAAATATAATCAATCGAGTAAAATCGCAGATTATATAAATTTAATACATACAAAATGTGAAAAACAAATACCAAAAATATCGCGAACATTATCAAAAATAACGGATAATATTCCGCAACCGTCGATGAATAATTATACTTGTTTATTTGAAATAAATTATTCTGCGATTCAATTAAAAGAATTTGCAAAAAAATATAAACTTAAAATTACTGGTACCAAGAACGAATTAATAACCAGAATATATCTCCATTTAAAATTGTCTGCTGGGGTTATAAGTATTCAAAAAATATTTAGAGGGAGATTAGTTCGAACATGTGCTAGGTTACACGGCCCGGCACTATTGCATCGACAGCGGTGTACAAATGACACAGATTTTTTAAGTGGGGATAATTTAAAAGATTTACCTGCATCGCAATTTTTTAGTTACACTGATGTAGATAATTTTATATACGGGTTTGATATTATTTCATTATATAATTTATTTTTAAAATCTGATAGCCCCGCTGTGAAAAATCCGTATAATAGGAATGAAATTCCGCAATTAGTAATTCAAAATATATTAAAATTAGTTCGAATAAGTAAAATATTGAAAATCGTGATTGAAATTAATATAACGAATGATTTGGTGAATATAACCCCTCAAAAATCAGTCGAATTGAGAACATTGGATTTATTTCAGCATATTAATTCTTTAGGAAATTATAGTGATCATACGTGGTTTTCGTTATTGCAGAGACCACAATTAATAAAGTTTTTAAGAGAATTAATTGATATTTGGAATTATCGTGCACAATTATCCGAATCAGTGAAACGTGCCATTTGTCCTCCTATAGGCGATCCATTTAGAATTATTAATATTGATTATATTATGCACGTAAATAATATTGATGTATTACGAAAAATTATATTAGATGTTTTGGAAAAAATGGTAAATAATGGTATAACCAATGATAATAAATCATTAGGGGCATATTATATTTTAGGCGCATTGACATTAGTAAATCCTGCAGCCGCATTAGCTATTCCATGGTTATATCAATCTGTTTCATATCATTGATTATTCTGATTATTCTGATTATTCTGATTATTCTGATTATTCTGTTTATTTTATTTAGGAAAAATTGAATATATTATTATTATTATGATGCATTACAACCACATATAATAATAATAATATATATTATGCGTTAAACAGCTTAAAAACATATTGTTTAGATAGTATATAATATGACAAGAACAAAAGCAACCAAGACTTCCTCCCCCGCTACCGAGACTCCTTCTTCATCAGTTCCCGCTTCATCTGTTTCCACTTCATCTGTTCCCACTTCATCTGTTCCCGATGCCTCAGTTACAGTGACCTCAAGCGAAACCCCAGTGACCACCAAGGCTCCCAGAACCAAGAAGCCCAAGGCTTCCGTGACTGCATCCGTAGAGACCCCAGTAGTAGTTGAGCCTACCGCATCAGTTACCGCAACCACCGTAACCGAATCCAGTGAGGAGGTTGTTGCTGCCGCCGCCGACGCGGAGACCCCAATTGCCGAGCAATCAATTGATTTTGTTGCCAAGTTGCAACAAGCGAGCCTTTTGATCTCCGCATTGAAGGTCGAGTATCGCGCAATGGAGCGAAGATGGTCTCGCGAGCTTAAGGCCGCCCAAAAGCAATCTTCCCGAAGAAAGCGCAAGGCAGGCAACCGTGCGCCAAGTGGATTTGTTAAGCCCACGCGCATCAGTGACGATCTTGCCTCTTTTCTTGGAAAGGAGAAGGGTACGGAGATGGCGCGAACTGCAGTGACTCACGATATTAACACGTATATCCGCGACAACAATCTACAGAATCCTTCAAATGGTCGCATTATTAACCCCGACCAGAAGCTCAGCTCATTGCTCAAGCTCAGTGGTGCAGAGGAACTCACTTATTTCAACCTCCAGAGATACATGAGCCCCCACTTCGCCAAGTCTGTCAAGGCAGTTGCCGCCGCGGCGGCCACCAGCTCGGCATAATTATTTATCCTCTAAAATAAAAATAAACCTATTTATCCATTATTCACCTGTCGATTTTTTATAAATTATATTTATAAAAATTATAAAAACTAATTTTTACAAAAAAATATATTGTTGTTATTATTTGATGATCTTCAAGGGTGTAAAATGAAATACTTATTCTATCTTTTACAAGATAAACCCATCTTCAATTAAAATGGGACGTAATAGGTCATTTAATATAGGACCATTTACAATATGTAACTGTTCTATTTGTGCATATTCTCCCGGTGACATGTCATCTAAATTAAATTTATTACAAATATTTTGTAATAAATCAATATTATTCTCGTATTTATTTTCATGTAACCATTGATAAAAGTTGTTTGTATTATTATTATTAGAGTCGGTTCGAAATGTATTAAACATTTTTATCATATTATATAAATTATTTGCGGTTGTATTATAATCAGTACCCGATATAACGGCGACTTCTCTGAACTCTTTTTGAGTCATCTTCAATATTTCTAGACATGCGGTAGTGTCATATACCACAACATTATGATTAACTAGACTGAAATATCTTAATACGCGCGGACAACCATATACAAACATATCCATATCCTCACTTAAACATGCCCATACAATATTTTTTATAACCATCATTGCACAAACTTCATCTGCTTCTCCTGTCGCATCATAATAAGTGCAACCATATGCGATTATCAATTCTTTTACCGCTTTTATTTTATTGCGATTCATATAAACGCATTTTTTCTTCAATGAATCCATTAGCGCACATATATCTTTTGTATCCTCTAAAATATTGTTGTTTGGTGGTAGATTTTTTATCAGTTGATCTAATTTATAATATTCTGCTTCTGCATCCATTTTATCTTCTCTCCTTTTCTGCAATAGTTCTTTTTTTTCAGTAGGAGATTTTCCATCGAAAACGAAAATGGGAATTATATTATACTGACGAAATATCGAGATCATTAAATATATATTCTCTATTAAACAATCTTTGCTTTCATATTTATACATGTAAATACTAATATCTACTACTATTTTTTTCCCAGATAAGGTTTTCAATAAAGTACGACTAATTGCTTTTTTACAATTCGTTTTCAAAAACATATTCAAATTCCGAATTCCCATTTTTATTTTGTTTCTTGGTTTGTTGTTTTAATGTTTTGATGTTTTGGTTGTATTGATTATTTTGATTGTATTGGATTCAATTTTTTACATAATAATAAAACAATATAGATAAATCGTGTTAATTATTATTATTATGCAAACCCGCAGTCAAT